AGTTCTGGGGGGAGGTCGAAATAGCGTATTCGGACTCCTGCCTCGCGCAGCATGACTTCTGCGTGCTCGATCGAGTAATGCTTTCCTGCACCCTTACCTGTGAATGGTCGGTTTGGTCCGATGACTTCCTTGATCCCTGCTTGGATCAATGCGCGTGTGCAATCAGCGCATGGCTTGGGTTCAAAATTTAAATAAGCACGAGAGTTGTTAAGAGAAACACCAACACGTGCGGCGTTGAAGATTGCATTGCGTTCAGCATGCTCAACCCAGTGATACTTTTCTGGACTCTTCCAACGATCTTTCCAATCTTCTTCAATGCCTCTTGGAAAGCCATTAAAACCCGTCGACAAGATGACGTTATCATCATTGACGATTACACACCCCACCTTTGTCGACGGATCCTTGCTTTTCTGAGCGATCAGAGTAGCCTGTAAGATAAACAATTCATCCCACGATAATTCATCACGAATCATAATATAATCTCAATGGTTATTTGATATCAATCTTACGAGGTTTCTGTTCTTCAGGAATGACATTTTCTAATTTAATAGAAAGAATGCCATCAGCAAGATTTGCATCACGAACCACTACTGTGTCTGATAAAACAAATTGGCGTGAGAACTTACGACCAGCAATACCCTTTACAAGATAGTTGCGTTCTTCTTCCTCAGCCTTTTTGCCTGTGACTTTGAGAGAGTTTCTCTCAGCAGTGATTTCAATCTCATCTTGTTTGTATCCAGCAACTGCAAGTTCAATGATGAAATTGTATTCGTCTTTCTTGACGATGTTCACTGGAGGAAATGCAGTTTGAGATGCTGTAAGTAGATGAGCAGCATTATCGAGAGCAGCGAAAGCATTTTCAAACCCAAGAGCGGTTGGAAGAAGGCGATCGAGTCCGTATGCGGATGTGAGTGTAGTGATATTTGTCATTTTGTAACTCCTTTAATAAGCAAGTTTATAGTTATGGACCCCTTATGGGCATCCAATTCTATTTAGGCAGCATTAACACCTGTGCTGCCAAATCCGCCAGATCTTTCAGAATGTTTTTCTGGTTTTGATGCGATTACTTTAAAAGCAAATTGGCTATTGGTAATAACTTCAGCCTGAGCAATGCGATCACCGCGACGAATTGTCTGATGCATCTTCGAAATGTTTGTCAAAAGTACAAACACTTCTTCTTGATAATCAACATCAACGATTCCTTCCGAGTTCGCTAGGATCAATCCTTTCTTAAGCGAAAGTCCTGAACGAGGATGAAGGCGAATGCTGTAATTCTGAAGTGGAAGTTCATCATCATGTCGTGCAATATCTGCAAATGTTTCAATTGTAACATAACGTTCGATCTTGAAAATTAATCCAGTCGGAATCAAAAGACGATCGCCTGGATAGATGGAGATCTCTCCAAATCCGTTTACATCTCGTTCAATAGGTGCGTTGAATGAGTCATATCCAGTTACAACATTTGATGTTGGTTGGAATGACAAATCAAAACAGTTTGCTAAAGAAGTGCCGTATGTTGGAAGTTCAATATCATCACGAAGTTTATACACATTCATCACAATCATAAATCAACCTTCCTTCTTTTTCTTCCCGATTGTATATTTTGAGACCAATTGCCAATCGTTTTTCTCTTTGAATGGAAGAATCTTGATTTGGCTTAATGGTGCGACATTATCCTTTGTCTTATCTGGATCGACGAGTTTTACCAAACCCCACTCAGCCATTAGATTCGCAATCGTGTTGCGACGTTGAATGTCATTGTCTGACATATTGGATGGCTTACCGTCTAATTCAAAGAGTTCTTTGAAATGAACGATATAATACTTACCTTGTTTATGGAGAATGTGGCAGGATTGATAGAGAATATTGTCATTTTTTGCAGCCACACCAATGCGAGTGAGAGTCTCGCGCACTTTCAAAAAGTCATCTTGTTGCTCAAGAGTGACTTCAACTAGTTTATCAACGCTCATGTTCTAACCCTTATATAACTGTTTTTTTATCAAATCGATCTGAGCGTCGTCTAGAATTTTTAATGCTTCCTCTGCCTTTGCATCGGAGTATCCATAATATTCTTTGACCGCATCCAAATCGCTGCTCTTAACCCTTTTGTGCCATTTACTATATTGGCGCTTCTGGGCTCGTATTATATTTAGGAGAAAATCATATTTGAGTTTATTATCGAGATTCGGATACTTATTCATCTCGTTCGCGATCAGAGCGGTATCTCGATGAAACGAGAGTGCTCGATTCACCATAAATGAGGAATATGATTTTTCGTCCTGCTCCGTCAGGAGAGCATATTCTTTCGTCTGCAGAATCGACGGGATAATTTCTTTAAATAGATCAGCCATTGAACTTACACTCCACCATCATCTCAGTGAGACATGCGGTGAGATTCAGTTCCTGATCTGCGACAAAAGCCGATTGATATTGATACTTGGCGAGAATCAAGACAGCATTCGGAATCGTAGACTTATCCATAATGTCGTAAAGACTATCATAAATCTTACGATAAATTTTCGCAGGATCATCGCCACCGAAATCAGCAACCCACTTACGCATCGCGCTGAAGTTTTGATCTTTGAGGGATGTGACAAGATCATTCAAAGATACATCAGCAATGCTCGTCAGAATACCAGTATCAATCTTACCACTGACACTGTAACGCTGAAGTTCATTCAACACACGACGATAATCTGGAAAGTGCTTTTTGACAACTTCAGCGAGAACAGACTTATCAAATGGAACCTTTTCGCCAGTTAGAATTTCTGATGCGCGTTTCATAAACGCCATCGCCATCTTTGGCTTATCTTCTTTGCGCAATTTAAATTCGATTACTGCACATCGACTATGCAACGGTTCAATGATTCGATTCTTGAAATTACAAGTCATGATGAACGTACAGTTATGCGCAAACTCTTCCATCGCTGCACGCATGGCTGGCTGAGTTGAGTTTGGATTCAAATAATCTGCTTCATCAATGATGATAACTTTCTTCCCACCAGTCATCGACATCGCGCTTGCATAGTTCTTGATCTTGACTCTGAAAGTATCAATACCTGATTCATCCGAGCCATTGATCATTAGATAATCACAACCGATCTCATCGCACAATGCACGAGCAACGGTAGTCTTACCTGTTCCTGGAGTGCCACAAAGCAAGAGATGAGGAATCTCTTTGCGATCAACATAAGATTGGAAAGTTGCCTTGTATTCATCAGGAAGAATACAATCGGCAATAGTATGAGGACGGTATTTTTCAACCCACAACGCTTCATTCATAATATAACTCCTGATTGTTTATTCAGTCACTATTCTACGCCATTTTCCGTTTGTCATCAAGTACATCTCGCCATCAGGACCGACGGTCATACTTGCGGTTACATGCTTTTGCGTTCCTGGAACAAAACGTGGACCGCAACTGATTGTGCCATTTGGTGGTGCAAGTTCACCATACTCAGTACCAATGTTTAACTTGCCATTGTAACCAGCGGCTTGAATTTCTTTTATTGCTTCACACTTATCAGCATCAGGAAGAACAGCGGCGGCGGCTACAATACCACCGCCAGCAACACCACCAGCAAGACCAAGATACTTGAAAAAATTACGCCTTGTTGCCATACTTATGCTCCCATATCGAATACAATCCAACGAACAACACCAACATTACAGGTGGTGCTGATGCAGGAACCCAAAGAAAAAATGTGTTGACGAGAGCGAATGCGGCGAATAAAAGAATAATAATCAATACTTTTAGATCATCTTTATGCATAATATAACTCCAAAGAGAAGATGGGACGGGGAAGGTGAACTCCCACGGCGAGCAGTCTGGCGGATAGTGCCGTCAAATTAGAGTATTGCGTCCCATCTAGTTTATTTAGCCACGTTTTCGTAAATGGTTTGAAAGTCGCTCTGCTCGGCAACTTCTTCCTCATAGTTACGTTTATGATAAACTTTGGCTAGTTTACGAGATAACTTCTTTGGAATCTCACACTCATCTTGCATCTTCTGAAGAATCTCTTTAATCAGATCGCGTTCAGCCTCAATGCGAGTTAACGAGTTTGAGATTTCTTGAAGGCATCCCAAAACCTTTGCTTTATCAAGTGCCATGATTATTCTCCGAATGTCGAACTTGCGGCTTCAATTGCGATGTAGTAAGTGATGTCAACAGTCTTGTGCTTGAATCGCGCAAGACCTTTCTTGGCGATTGCAACATCATACGAACCTTCAAGCAACTTGAAGTTTTCGACTTTCATAACGACTTTGAATTCTTTACCATTCTCAGCCGTGCCGATTTCAATCTTGGACTGATCAGCAGAATCATCCTTCACGTCGGTAGCAATGAAGTGAATCGTGGAACCATCGCTCTCAAATACGAAGTTTGGTGAGCCAGAGATGCCCGCACTCTTGCGCATCCAATCGAGATCTTCTTGCGAGAGACTGAATGAACAATCAGGATCACCAAACGTGATCGCCTTCTCAGGTGGAGTCACAATAACTTTCGGCGAACAATACTTGATGTAATCAGACTTCTTGTTTGCACTGATGTTGAGTTTGTCATCATCAAACGACAACTCAGCATCCTTATACAAGGAGACTTTTGCCAAGAGTTTATTCAAATCATAAAGAGCGAACTCTTTTGGGAAACTCTCACCAACAGTTGCTTCAACGAAGATTGTCTTGAGGGGAGAGATAGTTTTCAAAGTATTGCCAGACTTGAATTGCAAACTTTGATTAATGCCTGAAAAGTTTTTCAGGACTTGCACAGTATCATCAGAAAGTTTCATAATTAACGACCTCATTTGCTTCAACACGATTATTATATAACGAATCAACCAACTTGTCAACCCTCACGGTCAACTCATCTAACGAACAATTATTATCCATCACAATATCATAATGTGCACCAATCCAAGCCCACTCACTAAAGTGAACTTCTGGATAAGCATTGCGCATTATTTCTTGTTTGTTATAAAGATTGCATTCACGAGCAAGACTGTACCATTCAGGATCATCACCACGACGAACGCGAATAACTTTGCCGCCAGATTTCACAATTGCATCGATTTCATTTGGGAAACGAACATCAGCAATCACATAATTATTCCATGGTGATTGCTCGCAGCGACGCATTACAGTATGAACCCAGAGGTCAGGGTGAAATACATCCCGCCCTGCCTCTGTGCCCATTAGCTGGAGTGCTAATCTTGGCGAAAACTCACGACCGAGTTTTTCTGACCACCATACGTCTGGTTGTTCACGCCATGCTCTTGATTCAGGTGTGTTACCTTCAAGCATTTCGCGATTCCAACCAAATATAATCGAGCAAGCATCTTTCAGGCTGTTCGCATAACTTTCTTTGAAGAAATCATGACGTTCTACCAAGAGATCTGCAACTGTGCCTTTACCTGCTCCAATAAAGCCAACTAAACCTACGATCATACAATATTAGAGAGTGCCAACGTAATTAGCAACTGCTGGCATATCACCAGTGAATGCATATGTTCCGATGTGATGAGTCTTCATCCATGGGCAGAGCCAAATCTCACCACCGATGTTTCTCCACCATTGGCAGAACATATAATCTTCTGAGAGATAACGATCAGATCCACCGACTTCGCGTTCAACGCCATCAACGTTCACTTTACGCTTACGATCAATGACGGTATCGAAGAATGCATGGATATATCGCGAACCGTCAAAGTTGGCTTGACCAACATGATCTGGCTTATAACTGAATTCTGGATATGCTTCTTTAAAACGTTCAAAGACTTGACGCTTAATCATCATATATCCTGTGCCAATTTCTAAAACTTGAATTGGCTCAGCAACACTAAACTTGACAGTACCAGGAGCAGGATTGAAGACGAAATCACCAGCAACCTTTTCCATTTCACCAGGCTCAATATCTGGATGACGCTTGACTGCTTCTTTAATTGCACCCCATTTGATAGACTTCTTTGGGTATGGTCCACCAATGATGTCCTTATCAAGAGCAAGACATGCAATCACATCACGTGGATCGAAATGAATATCTGCATCGATAAAGAGCATATGAGTGAATCCTTCTGCGCGAAGGAACTCATCAGCAAGGTAGTTGCGAGCGCGAGTAATCAATGATTCATTGAAGATGAATGAGAAACGAACTTCAATACCATATTGTCCGCAGATTGCTTGTAAATCTAAACAGGACTTTACATACATGCCATGAGACATGCCACCATACATTGGAGTTGCCACAAATAACTTTTTCTTGCGCAACTCTTCAACTTTAACTTCTAACTGCATAATTATTCACTCCAGTTGTAAAATTTTCTAATATTGTCAATAATCTTAGATTGATCATCGAGGTTTTCGTTGACCATTGTCTCTATATAGTCCATGAGAGTCAGCGACCCCATGATATTCGAGATTTTAGTCTTACGAGAATTTTTGAATTTGTCATCTTGATCATCTTTGCGATCAATGTGACGTTGATCAAGAGTGCTATCCTTAACTGTAAGGATTAGAATCTTGAAATCATTTGGGAAAAGTTCAGAGAGTCTATCCAACATCTTACCATTGAACAAACGATCGCCTTCGAAGATCACATTTACACTATGACCATCTGCATTTGATTCGTATGCAAGATTACTAAAGAACGCAGTAGCATCTGGTTGAACTGCCATTGACAAACGATCTGTTCCTTGAAATACATTACCATCGTCTACATACTTGCCAAGAATATAAAGATTCAATTTCTTGGAATACATAGCATCAAGAAGTTTCTCTGGTTTGACTGTTTGCCAATCGTCAGCCATCGAAATCAATCGAAACATGAGGGTGGTTTTGCCAGTTGCTGGCTCACCACCCATCGCAATCACTCTTACCATAATGCCTCCAAACCTTCCTTAACTTCTTCTTCGTCTTGGAACATCCAATTCATTCTTTCTAGTTTACCTGTTCTCAGGAAATAAGTAAACTTTTCTTTGTTGATTTTATTTCGCGAAGCAAGCCTTGAATCGAGAGTTTCGTTTCTTGCTTGCCACAAAACATTCCATTCAATACCAGTCCAGCCATCACCCTCTGCTTGCTCAATTTCTTCTGATTGACGATCAAGATAATAGCCAAGATAACGTCCATGATGTTCACGAAAGATTTTCTTGAATGAACACAAACAAGTTTCCATCGTAAAGAAATCGATTTGATTGCTCAGTTGAGGGAATCTAGATCTGGTTTCCTCAAGAATCTCTTTGGCGATGCTTTCAAGGTCTGCGCATTCTGCAGCAGTGAGTTTAGCATCATATTTGTCATCTTGCCCGATGGCGAGATGCAAACCATTACGATGAGAACGAGACCCTGCAAAATCGTCAAGCATGAGGCTGTCAGGTACACAGTTAATGCCAGCAGTATGAGTAAGATGCTGAAGGTAAAACCAAGTGGAATAGCGACCAAATTTGTAAAGAGAAGTCTTAAGATTATTCCAAAGATTGTGGAAAGATTGTGTTTCGTTGTCGCCATAATATTTTTCTAGAACCTCACGTTGAGTTTTCTTGCCAATAAATTTTTGGTAAGATGCGAACATGGCAGGCAAGTGACCTTTGTTCCACTTTGTGTCTGTTTGATAGCGCAATCTAGTATAATTACTAGAGTTCCACCATTCGATACGATCAATGGTGGCAAGTTCATAGTCTGGGAATTCATTTTTTAGAACCCATGCAGTTGGCAATTGATAGGTGTTACCATAAAGCCATGCAAGCCAGAGTCTTTCCTCATCATTGTGTTCATAACGATTATGAAGATAGTTTGTCATCCATACCGCTGGATCGCAATCGCCAAACTGCATCGACCACGCATACCAACGAATGAATTGTTCACGACGCTGCAAAGACTTCGACACAACCACCTTTACCTTTTTTGTATACTGCTGCGTGTATTACAGGATCTGAGAGATCATAGATACCATCAGCAAAATTCTTTCCATTGATTTTGAACATACTCAGAGAGCATCCGCTTTTCTGTTTTCCCAAGAACTTAAATCCCATAGACTCATAGAACACAACTGCATCAGGCTCTGCTGAAACACGATAGTAACTGGTGCCAAGACCTTGTGCGCGATCAAGAGAATCTTGAGTAAGCAATCTTGCAACACCCTTACGTCTATGTTTTGCAAATGTATGAAGCAATTGTAGATTGAAAACATATGGAGTTTTCTTCGAACGAGTAGTGATAATCGCGCCAGCCAACTCTCCGCCTTCCCAATACCCAATACAGTACTGCCATTGTTCCTGCATATCTGCTTTCGCTACAAAAGTCTTGGCGAAAGAGTCTGCTTTGTTCTCAGTTATATGCGCGACAAATTCATCGCGACTTGTGTCACACAACTTCATGGAACTCGCGTTTCTTTTCTCCACGTTCCTTTGGATATTTGGTTTGCTGCCAACCATGATACTCATCTAAGTTCCACACAAATGGTGGGAACTTGAACGTATTATTAGCCAGAATCTCGCGAACAGATGATCCACCATTCAATGCTGCGTCTATAAACATTTCAACAAATCGAAATTGAGATTCCATTTCTTCTCGCTTTGTAGTTGAGCGGAAACAACGAAACTCGATTGTACCAGTATGCTTCATGCAATAAGTATTGATGGCGTATCTAAAAGGGCGACCCATTGACACGCCATCTTTTCCAGCAGCATGTAATTTGATAAAGTGATTGAAGTCAGTAGCAAGTTCAATAATATTGTCGCACATATACTCAGGCATTGGGCGACCACCATCAAACTTCAGATACATCTTTGCGCCTTCGCACTGCTTCATCTCAGAAGTTTCGTAGAATTGATAACAGGCTTCAATCGTATCTTCTTGATTATCTTGAATATATCCAACCAATCGCTTCAATCCAGCAATATCATCTTTCAGTCCTGGAACAAAGACATGAATATGACCATGATTGACGCAAGAGGCTGACGGATTATTTCCGTACTCAAGAAACATTTCTTTTAGACGCATGATGCGATCAACTTGTTCTTGCCAAGTTTTGGTTGGCATCATATTGACTTCACCGCCGAATGGTGGTTCTTTACCAAGAGGATCGCATGCACGATATTGATATGGTGGGTGAATGTTTACAATATCAGTTTCAGCATATTCCCATTTACCGAGAGTTGGGGGGATATCCATACGACGATCAATATCACCCCACTCAATTTCAGCACCATATGTAAACGTTGACTTATCGTACATGCTGTAAATCCTTTGCATCATCAATTATAACATAGTTCTTTCGAAAGACATTCTTTGCTATAGTCACATAGCAATTCATATCAACCTCAATGGGATCTTTGAGATCAGAACGAAGAGCAATATCTTTCGTTGAAGTAATTATACCGCCATTGGTCAAAGAAGTAAAGTAAATTGGACGTTTGCCGTTGCGATAGAAACGTAATTGTTTTTCTTTGTACAATTCAACTACAGCCATTGAAGCATTTGAAAATTCTACTAATGGAGACTTGTTTGCTTCAAGAGTATGAAGAATCAACTCACTATCGTTTCGAGTTTTACACTTGTAGCCATATAGACGTTCCCAGTTTTCTGGCATCTCTTGGCTGACAACGCCATTGTGAACAATAGAGATATTGTCATTGTACAATGGTTGATTAAATTCAAGATCAGATGTAGAATAACGGCAATGACCAATCAAATATAGATTGCCATCTTCGTTAACACAATTGTTTAGATCAAGTGATTCTAAAAACTGCGTGGCTGGTTTAGCGTCAATGCGAGTTTTTATTTCACCATCACGAACCCAAGAAACACCAGTTGCGTGTAATCCGCGAATACTAGACTCACGGAAAACATCAGCAAGCATTACCAAATCACGAGAACTTGGGTTCTCGATATAAGCACCAATAATTGCGCACATATTAACCGAACATATCTTCTAGAGTGGATGTCTTTTCTCTTTTCTTATCGTATTTACCCATTCTCAAACTATTACCACCATTTTGGTCTACGAAATCAAACCATTCATCGCTTTCCCACATGCCTTCAGATATTCCATTCCAAAGTTTTCTCTGGAGAGGATGTTCCTTATCTTTTCTACGATGCTCAACAAATTTATATCGTAAAGACTCCCATCTATCTTCACCAAGTTCAAGCATCTTTTCTCTCAAATAACAGACAAGACTTATACGCTCTGCCATTTCATCTTGCAGTTCAATAGGTGTATTGCCATGAATGTACTCATGATTATTGACGAGCAGCAGGTCACCTGGTCGTACATTCACGGCAATACGAACTTCTGGAAGAACAAGATATCCACCTGTATAGTTACCATTGTTTGATAAAACAAGAAGATTGCTTAATCCATTTGTAAAGTCACCAGCATCACGATGTGCTGCTGTTCGGAATGTCTTGTTAACTGTGATTGTAGTGAAAACAGTTTGCGGGACGAGGAATGCAGGATCGATTGTATCCGCTGCAGCACGTTGCGCTGCATGACGAGTTGGAAGCAACTCAGCAAAGCCACGATCAAGTGTCTGTAGAAATGGAAATGATAATTTAAATTTATCAAATGAGTTTTGCGTATATGCTGTTGCGCGACCATATGGAATACGAGGATACCGATCGAACCAACCAGCAATACCTGACAACACTACGTTGGCATAGGTTGTATCCGAAATATAAGTTTCTTCAACACCACGCGCTTCTTCTTTACGTTCTTTGACTGACATCTCAGCGACTCTTTGAAGCCACTTGTCAAAGTCAAATTCATCTTCTTTGACTTTTGCGCTCAACCAAACAAGACCACGAGACGATTCTGCATTCTCATACTTGGTGCGAATCGATTCAATCTCTTCTTTAACATTCACAGGTATGACTGAATTCTCTGGCTGCTTCTTGAAGAAGTCAAGAACATGTAATTGAAACTCAGTCACCCATTCACGACCACCACATTTCTCACCTTTTGGTCCTGCTGCAAGTCCACGATTTTGAGTTGGTGTTGCAGCCTCGCGCAAACCTGCATAAGCATCATCTTGCTCTTGTTTGCTGAAATAGTTTTTGCGAAACTTGAATGCGATATTATCTTCATGTTCGCTGCCAAGATAGCAATCTGTGTCTTCATTGATCACAGTATCAAAATGCGACTCGTCTAGGAATTGTCCTAGCAAATGTTCACAATCTATTTTTGAATTTGCAATAATTACTTTGGTCATAACTTTCTCCTGCTCATGATATTATATATCCAGCAAGGCGCAATGTCAACATTAGTATTTTCCGAAAGCCAAATGAAACTGTGGGGGCATTGCACCCCCACAGAATGTTATCACATTTTTAGAATTGGCTGATTAGCCCATCGTGACGCTGATAGCATCGCGGTAGAGGGTCTTGCGAGCACGCGCAATCTGACCCTGATCGAGATACTTCTCGAACTGCTTCGAAGGATTGCCAAGACGATAGGCAAATACCTTCTGACCACGCGAATTAGTGACGCGATTGGTGTATACAGAGATACCCTCATTGCGTGCACGATAAGCAAGATCAGCAGCATTGTCAACCTTGAACATTGCACGAACTTGGCGCGATGTTACAGTGTTGCCGTCAGCAAGATAAGAAACAAAAGAATCAAGAGCATTAGACATATAATATACCTTCACAAAACACCCCTTCAATAATATCGCAAGATTGGGGCTTTCCTTACGACATACTTGTTATTATATAATAACAAATCCCAAAAGTAAACTATTTTGTTTTAACAAAAGATTCAAGGACAATAACTTGGCATTTCAGCCTCTCATGCATACGCTTCATTGCAGCATTTAATTTGTCTTCAGAACCACCGTTCTTTTTCCAAGAATTAAATTCATTTAGAGTACGGTGACTCACAACCATGATTGCATCCCACGTATCCATTTCGCCAGCCTTGTTCGCCACAGCCCCAACGCCAGCATTATAACAAGAACCAGATGTAATACTGATCACCGCATGTCCAGGATTCTCTTCAGCAAGTTTATCAGTTACTGCTTTCAGTTCTCGTTTCGACCACACCTTGAAGTTACGATTCTTCATAGCGTCGAGAGTTTCAAGATGATCTTTTACAGATTCGATCGTTTTAGCAATTTGTTTTTTAGACCAGAAATCGCCATAAGGGTCGATGAATGCTTCCTTGAATTCTTCGGTGCCAATCTTCAATTCATCATGAGAATTTGCAAATCTCATAATTGCTTGCTTTAAATCATCTTTGCTGTTAGGTCTTTTACGTTTCTCGTCATGATTCATCGCATAGCCAAAATAATCAACATTTTCTTTCTTGAATTTAAATTCAGAATAATTAATATAGATTACAGGAACTAATGTCCAACCCGCATCATGGGCTGCTTCTATAGTATGATTGCCGTCAATAATTTCTTTATACCCATTATCATGAACACAAACAATCACAGGTGAAACGTTCTGTCGCGCTTTACCTGGATCATCCTTCATAAGTTCAGCGATACCATCTTTATGCTCATGTTCAATCACATTTAAGCGCACTTGATTTCGAGGCAATGAGCGAATTTCGCTAACCTTTTCATTTTCATGGATTTTATACTTGCCAGAATTAATCTGTTCACAAATATATCTGATATCATCTTTGTCAACTTTACTTTTTTCAGTCACATAAACTGGATCAATTCCAGCAATCCAATCTAGACCAACTTTCTTAATCTCTTCAGTTAGATTAGAGAAGTCTTTGACGCAGCCCTCACCACCACCAACTGACTGATTGTAAAATTTATCGTTCTTGTGCGCACTCACTGACTTCAACAAGAAATTTTCGAGAGTGATCGCGACAGATTGCTTTCCGCGATACAGAATGCTGCGCTTCAGCAAACCATAAGACCAGGCAAGATTGGCTTCTGGATCCTCAGAGGAGAAAACATAACCATCATAAATCTCATTGGTCTTATGATAACCGATATACATCTTGCCAGTTATAATATGTCGCCATCCATAAGTGATGGCTTCATATTTCTTTTTCGTCATTCGACTCATTATATCGCACCTTTGCGAGCAACAACCTTGTCAAGAGTCTCAAGAACACGGAGTTTGATCTGCTCTTCTGACAATCCTCGATTACGCAATTCTTCAATCTCTAACTCCGAGAATGTCACAGTCTCACCCCTATACGAAAAAGTGGTGGTGAGTGTACTGGGGTCTCTGCTCACAACCAATTCATATGGACGCGCTGCAGTCTCAGTGGCATCAGGAGTCACAGGAGCAGGAGTTGCCTCCGCATCAACCTTTGTGTAGAGATCCAAGAAGGCATTCTTGGTGTCAGCATCGAAACGATTCAAGCACATCTCAATCGCCTTCAAACGATTGTTGAAGATAGAGAATGCTTTCGTGATATGGACAAGACGACGAGTCGAGATGACTTCATCAACTGCACCATCAGCAAAAGACTTGCGAATCAATTCAGCCCACGTGATCAGACGGTCAATGAACGTCGTGTCAGTGATATTCAGAACAGCGAAATTCTTCTCGAGAATCTTTCGCTCAGTGCTGGCTGGCGGATACTCTTGCTCAACAGTGATCGCGAAACGTTCCAGGAATGCTTCGTTGAGCAAGTTTGTACCGAT